GGTCGCGCTTACCGTTCGGCGGGGTTTGCGCCTTTGGACTTGTCGGGGTTGCTAACCTAGAGTCATGCCTAACCCACCGAAACCGATTGAACAGAAACGTATGCTTGGCAATCCGGGCAAGCGTGCCATGCCTGGCGATGACAGCACGATCACGTTGTTTGCGGGTTCGCGTGAACCGTTGGCCCCGCTTGGTGAGGCTGGTCAGGCGTTGTGGGATTCGGTGTTCTCTGAGGGGCAACTGTGGATTTCGCCTCGGACTGATGTTGCGTGGTTGCAGGTTGTGTGCGAGTTGCTTGACCGGCGTGAGGTTTTGAAGTTGGAGTGGTTGGCTGACCCGACTAACCGGCCCGTGAATATGAGCTTGTTGGAAACTGAGAAGATGATTCAGTCTGGGCTTGGGTTGCTTGGGTTTACGCCAACGGATCGCAGTCGCTTGGGTGTTGCTGAGGTGAAGGCCAAGAGCAAGCTCGAGGAGTTGATGGAGCGCCGCGCTAATCGTGAGGATGCGCGTGAATAGTTGGCCCCCGGCCTGGTTGACACCTGTTCCTGAAACGGCTTTGGCTAAGGGTCGGGTGATGGAGCCGGTGGTGGATTTCGTTGAGGCTTTCGGTATGGTGACGAAGGACTCGGTTGCGGGTAAGGCGGGGAGCCCGCTGGTTCTGCGTGAGTGGCAGAAAACGCTTCTCGAACATTTGTTCGCATGGGATGACGATGGGCTTCGCAACAGGGTGAGCCTTGTGGGTATGCCTCGAAAATCAGGAAAGAGTGCTGTCGGTGCGGCGCTTGGTCTTTACAGTTTGATTCTTGGGCCGCGTGGTGGGGAAGTGTATTCGGTGGCTGCGGAGAAGGAGCAGGCCCGCATTGTGTTTGCGGATGCTAAGCGCACTGTTGAGGCGAGCCCGGAGCTGTCCGCGTTGACGAAACTTTATCGGGATGCGATTGAGTTGCCATCTTTCAACTCTGTCTATCGGGTGCTGTCTGCTGAGTCTGTGACGAAGGAAGGTCTGAGCCCGACAACGGTTATCTTCGATGAGTTGCACGCGCAACCTGACCGGGAACTGTTTGACGTGTTCTCGCTTGCTATGGGTGCCCGTGGAAAACTTGCGACCCTCATTGCTATCACTACGGCTGGGGTGCGTTCAGATCGTAACGGTAAGGATTCGATTGCGTACAACTTGTACAACTACGGCAAGCGCTTGGCTAGTGGTGAGGAGGTTGACCCGACTTTCTTCATGGCGTGGTGGGAGGCACCTGAAGGCGCTGACCATCGTGACCCGGAAACGTGGCGGGCTGCTAACCCTGGCTTCGGTGATTTGAATGCTGAGTCGGATTTCCATTCGGCTATCAAACGAACACCTGAAGCCGAGTTTCGTATCAAGCGGTGTAACCAGTGGGTGTCATCGGTGGAAACTTGGTTGCCTGCGGGCTCGTGGGATGAGTGCGCTGGTGAGGTAACCCTTACTGCCGAGGATGAGATTGTGTTGGGCTTTGACGGGTCGTATAACGGTGACGCTTCGGTCATTGTGGGTGCTGTGATTCCGAAGAACGATGAGCCTGTGAAGGTCTTTATGGTGAAGGCTTGGGAGAAGGATTTGGAGCATGACGGCCCTGAATGGCGGGTCGACATTGGTGAGGTTGAGCAAACGGTTCTTGACTTCTGTCAGAAGCACAATGTGAAGGAGATCGCGTGTGACCCTTTCCGTTGGCAACGCTCGATGGAGGTGTTGGAGGGTTACGGCCTGCCGGTGGTTGCGTTTCCTCAGTCCCCGCAGCGAATGATAAAGGCGTGCGCCGGGTTCTTTGACGCGGTGGCGGAGAAGCGCCTAATCCATGACGGCGACCCGTTGCTTGCCCGCCATTTGAGTAATACGGCTGTGAAGCTGACACCGGCTGGCCCTCACATCAAGAAAGAAAACCCGAACTCCCCCCGGAAGATTGACGCGGCTGTGGCGGCTATCCTCGCTGTTGACCGGGCCTCCGGTAAGATAGAAGAAACGGTTGTGCCGGAGTTTTTCGGTTAGGGGTCTAATGGCTACGGTTTTGCAGGTTGCGGGTATGGTCGGGGTGACGGCGGGCGTGTTGCTGCTGAGTGTTCCTGCCGGGTTGGTTGTGGGTGGATTGTTTTTGCTGGTTACTGGATTCGCGTTGGGGAAGTAATAAGTGCTGAATAGACTTTTTGAGCAGCGGGCCGTTTCGTTCCAAACGATTTTCGAGTCTGGTGATGACCTGGCTTTCGGGAACCTTTCGGATACTTCGATTGATTCGAAGACTGTGTTCCAGGTGAACGCGGTCTATTCCGCTGTGTCCCTGATCGCGGACACGATTAGCACCTTGCCCCTGGATTGTTTCATTCGGATTGACGGTCAGAGGCGTGCGTTCCGGCCTAAGCCTTCATGGGTGGAGAAGCCTGACATCGCTTTGCCTCGTGTGGCTTTCTATAACTCAGTAATCGTGAGCCTGTTGCTTGACGGTAACGCTTTCGTTCGCGTGTTTTCGAACCGGGCGGGTGAGGTTGTGAACCTGGTGGTGTTGAACCCCCGCACTGTGACCATCAAGCGCAACGCTCAGGGCCGACTTGTTTTCACTGTGGAGGGTGAGGAGAAAACGCTTTCGCAGGAGGAAATGATTTTCATTCCCGATGTCTTGCGCCCTGGCACAATCCGTGGCGTTTCGCGTGTGGAGGCTTTGAAAGAAAACTTCGGTCTTGCGCTCGCGTTGGAGAAGTTCGCTTCCACATTCTTCGGTAACGGCACAAACCTGTCTGGTGTTATCGAAACGGATTCGCAGCTCACTAAAGAGCAGGCCGAAAACTTACGCAACAGTTTCGACAACGCTCACAGGGGTTGGCGTAGAGGGCACCGTACCGGCATTCTGTCGGGTGGTGCGAAGTTCAAAACCACTCAGATTGACCCTGAGTCCTCGCAGAGTATTGAGGCCCGTAGGTTCGCTGTGGAGGATGTGGCACGCGCTTTCAACATCCCGGCGAATATGTTGAACATTCCTGGGACTACGACTTACGCTTCGGTGGAGCAGAATAACATTCAGTTCATCACTCACACTTTGCGCCCGATTGTGCAGAAGCTTGAGGATGCTTTTTCGCCTTTGATGACTCGTTACCCTGGTGGGGAAACCGCGTTCATCAAGTGGAACCTTGACGGGTTGGCTCGCGCAGACATTCAGGCTAGAACTTCCGCCTATTCCACGATGATTCAGTCTGGTGTGATGAGCATCAACGATGTGCGCCGCCTCGAGGATATGAGCGACATTGATGACCCGGCTGCAAGTAACGTGCGGGTGCCTTTGGCTAACGTCAACATTGACGCAGCCGATTTGATTGCCACAGAGAAGAAGGTGAACATGGCTCGCACGCTGGTGTTCGCTGGTTACGATCCGGCTGAGGCTTTGGTTGCTGTGGGGCTTGCTCCGATTTCTCACACTGGTCTGCCTTCTACCCAGTTGCAGGGTCTTGCTCAGGTTTCACCGGAAGACCCGCAGGCCGCTTACGAGGTGCAATGATGGCTATTCAAAGTAGGCAAGTAACCCTTTCTGATGTGACTGCAACAAGGATTGTGGGGCACGACAATATGCCTCACAGGGCCGCCTTGCACAATGCAACGAAATCTTCGAACGAATACGTCTACGTTGCGGGTGGTTCAGCGCTCGCGTTTGGTACGGTTGCAGGTTTTCACATTGATCCAGGCCAAACTATTTACATTGATTTGGCTGCTGAGGATGAGCTGTGGGCTACTTCTGACCCGGATGGTCTTGTGGTTCAGGTTATTGATATGAGGCAGAACGACTGATGGCTCCTTATTTCATCAGCGACACTGCTGAGGGTTGTGATGGTTGGGCTACCGTGAAGGATGACGGTGAGGTGATGGGCTGCCACATGACTAAAGAAGATGCTATTGACCAGGGTGTTGCGATTGCCGAGGCTGAGGATTCCACGTTTGAGGGTGAACGCTCTGTGAGGGCTGAACCTGGTGAGCTAGTTTTGGGCGATTTTGTGGAGTGGGATTCTTCGGGCGGTATGGCTCGAGGCCGTATCGAACACATTATGACCGAGGGCGTTTTGGGTATCCCTGATTCGTCTTTCAGTATTGAGGCCACACCGGATGACCCTGCCGCGCTCATTCGTATTTACCGGCCCGATGAGTCTGACACGGGCGAAGTGTATTGGGATGAAACTGACATTCTTGTTGGGCACAAGTTTTCGACTTTGACGAAGATTGACCCGTTGCCTGGTGAGCCTGAAGATGATGGTGACGATGATGAGGATGGTTTGCGTCAGGTTGATTTGAGTGCCCCAGCGTATATGAGGGCGAGCGCTCGCCGTGGGCTGGAATGGCACGAGGCCGGGCTTTCTGGTGACGGTGTGGTTGATGCAACAATCCGTGAGGCGCGTGCGATGGCTGAAGGTAATGTGACCGCTGACAAGTGGGTTCGTTTGCGGGCGTGGATTTCCAGGCACCTTGTTGACATGGATGCGCCGGCGAACACTCCTGGTGATGAGAACTATCCTGGCCCTGGTGCTGTGGCGATGGCTTTGTGGGGTGGTGGCGGTTCGAAACGTAGTGCTGAACGGGCTCTCGCTTACGCGGATGGTGTGGTTGGTAGACTTGAAGCAGAGAATGAAGGCCGAGCGAAGGGCGAAGCATTGAGCAAGTTGGAAACACGCATTGTTGAGGTTGAAGCGTTTGAGGTGCGCGAGGGTGCCGATGGTATGCACTTGGAGGGTTACGCTGCCTTGTTTAACTCTCGCAGTGAGAACTTGGGCGGGTTTACTGAAACGATTAAGCCGGGTGCTTTCCGTGCTTCATTGAAGGCCCGCAAC